TGCCCGGAACAGAGCTTCGTCTGAGGCTTCGGTTGGACCTTCATCCCCGCCTGCCGCTCCGATATCCGAGAGCGATGGAATGTTGGGGACTGTCGATTGCGTGACGGGACGATTGATTTGCGTGGTCGCCTGACCCTTGGCCGCGTCAAGTGCCTGTTTGAGGAATTCAGGGTTCTTGAGCGCTTCCTGCAAGGTGCGTTGGTTGTATTGTTCGAGATCGCCGCCGATTTGCGAGAGCATTTCCCGTTCCATGTGCCATCGTGTAATCAGGCCGTAGGGATCGGGGTGTCGCAACGCGGCCTGGTGAACGGCCACTGCATTCGGATCATTCTGGAATAATCCCTGTTGCAGGGCGTTACGCGCCGCACTGACCTTGTCCGCGCCGTAATAGTTGGCGGCAAAATTGGCGCTCATGCTCTCGGTCTGTGCCTGCATCCTTTCTTCCATTCGTTGCAACAGCGGCGTTACCTCCTGCTGCACGAAGGCGCTGGGATTATCAAACACATCGAGCTTTTTTTCAGGCTGCTGTTGCGGCTTCGGCTGCACCTCAAAGGCGGCCAGCCGGGCTCGCAATTCATCCCGTTCCCGTTCCGCTTGCCGGGCCCTTTCGCTGACTTCGCGAAAGCGACCGGAGGGGACCGGTGCGTCCTCTTTCGGTTCGGTTTCCTGCCTGACTTCCGGCTTGGCGTCCGGCCTGATTTCAGGATTTTCGAACTTGTCGAGGGTTGGCGCGTCCAATGCTTCTCGAAACAATGCACCATCATTCGGTGCGTCTTGGCTTTGGGTCACATCACTCAATCTGAGTCTCCCCGGCATTGTCGTGAGCCGGCGACGTGGCGGTGATTTCGCTTACCGCAGGCGTGGTTGATCAGTCCCCGGTCAACAGGGGCACATCGTGTCGGGATGTGAGACGGGATGCCGCGATGTCGTTCGCTGCCAACGATCTCTGATTTTTCGCTTGAAAATATCTATTTTTCAGCGGTCGGATTGAATTGTTCGTAATCGCGAAACTGGTTCCAGTCCGCTAGCGGCTTGCCGGTTTTCGGGCCGATCGGAGGGTTCTTGTGGCTGAATTGTTCGACTTCTGGCGGCGCCTCCGTGGGCTTTTTCTCGTCAGCAAGCACCTCAGTGGGTTTCGGCGTTTCAGCGGGCTTCTTCTCGTCGGAATTCGTCATGGCTTTCCTGACCTTGCGTTTGCGTTTGACCACTGTCGGTCGTTTGACGGTTTTTCTCATTCAGACGTTGGCGGCATCCCGCCTACGCCTTGCTTCGGCGTGACAAGCCGGTCGGCGTGCTGGTGACTTGAATCGGTGGCGCGGTCGGCGCTGCGATGGAAGTGATCCAGCACCCGGTCCACCACCTCGCCATGGCGGTCGGCGTTGCGTTGCGCGTGCTCGCCCAATAACTGCAACGGCGAGAGCAGCGCCTTGTGGTACAGGCTTTGCGCGCTGGCCCGCTTGTGCATGGCGGTGGCGTTGGTCTCGTTGATATCGGCGACTTGCTGCGCGGTCTGCAACGGGGTTTGCGGCGGTGTCGGCATGCCTTGGGTGCGCGCCTTCGCCATGTTGAGCATGCTACCACTCTGAATTTTGCCGACTTCGGCCTGCTTTTTCTGGATATCGGCGGCCTTGTCGGCCAATACCAGTTGCCCGGCCTGTTGCTTCAGCGGATCGGGCTGGGAAACCATCTGTTGCAGTTTCTTTTTCTCGGACAATGGCAGGGTCGAAGCTTCGATGATCGCAGCGGGCGGGATCGGCACGTTGTTCTGTGACAACGCCATCAACAGATCGAAGATATCGCCCATCACGGTCTCATTGTCGGGGCCTTCGTCGATCTTGATCTCGACATCAATATTGCCGAGCGCGTTGACCAGCACCGGCAGCCCGAATTCATTCAGTTGCACACCGTTGATCTGTAGGAACAGCGCTTGCAGGCTTTGCGGATCGGTGGCGACCCGGAGCATGCGGTCGGAAGTCCAGAATTTCTGCGCCGCCAGCCAGCACGCCCGGTAGCGCTCCAGCTTCCACATCCGGAAATTTTTCAAGAATGGCCCGAGTTCGGCCAAACCCGCCTGTTGCAGGACATTCGCGGCGCGGCCACTGACGTTCTGGCCGAATTTTTCGATCAATTGCTGATTGGGGCCGAAACCGTCGATTTCGGTCTTGGCGTCGGTGTAGTAATTGGTCTGCTGAATGAATTCCTGATCCGGCTGGATCACGTCGAGGTCTTTCTGATCGCCGCGATAGATCAGCACGCCATCGGGGCGTGCGGCTTCCCGCCGGGTCACCTCGACATCGTCCACCGCGCCTTCCTTCAATCGGATTTGGCGCGTGTTCATGATGTGCATCGCCTTGGAGCGATGCTGATTGATGGCGTCCTGCGGGCCTCGCAGGCGTCGGATCAGGCCGTAATGATCGCCGTGAATGTCGATATAGGCCGAGAAGGCGTGGAATTTGGAGATCGACTGCCCGCGCTCGTTGATGTAAGGGGATTCGCCGCTCATCAACTCGACAACGCCCGTGTGCAGGCACCATTTCCAGATGTTGCCTTCCTTGTACCAGTGATCCACCAAGCGGACGCGGTGATAGATATCGATCCACATCGGCTCGCGATCGGTGTCGAACGACGTCCAGTAACCGCCGTCGTTGTTGATTGATTGCCGGATCATGTCACTGCGATCGGGGAAGGCGCTTTCCAACTCGTCGGCATCGGCCCATTTATAGACGCCGTGAAACCGCGCATCGTGAAAATCGTTCTTGGTACTTCGGGGATCGTAGAACCACGTTCTGGGATCGACATAGGCAAAGGCGAGATCAGGGTCTTGCTTGTCGCCCTTGCGTAACACCAGTTCGCTCACCCCGATGCCGTGGATCAGAGCATCGCGACAACACTCCACTTCAAGGTCTTCAGCCATGGAAGCGTCGCAAATCGTCCGGATAACCTGCGTAGCCACTTCAGCACCTTGCTCTCCATTGGGCGTGTTGGGATAGGCTTTCGGATCGGTTCGAAGTCTGCGGATGGTGCCGCTAAGTGAGTCAATTTTTCGCCCGGTGCGATCGAAGGTGATGGCGGGCTGTTGCCGCCGCTTCAGGATTCGCAACTGTTCCATGGTCCATTGATCGACGTGGTAATAGCGCCAGCTTAGGCGCTGTTCGTCGATCTCCCGGCCCTTGGCATAGGCGTAATTCTCGAAGGCCCTTCTTCGTTTGACGATCGAGGGATAGGGGTTGCCGTTCTTGTCATACCCCAGCGGGGACGTGGTGCCATCCGAGTACTGACCGAGTTGGCTGGCATCGTCCAAGGAGATCATTTTCCTATAGCGTCATGACATCAACGGTTTTCAGTTTCTTGTCCCTGTAGCCATCGTCGGGCAGTTGCGGGGTCGGCTTGGTTTTCAACTTGCCGATCACCATGATATCCAACAGTTGCCCGCAGAGGCCCAACGCATCGACCTGGTCGTCATGCTTGGCAGCGGGGAACGAGAGGATTTCAGCGAGAAAATCCGGCACCCAATGCGCGTGCTTGGGGTAATAGAGACCATCCAAAGCCATCCGGCCTTGCATGCTGCGCGCCCGCACCGCCTTGTCGCCACGGGAGGTGAACGCGCGGCGATTGACATAGAGCCGTCGGGTTCGCATCCGCTTCTCCAAGAACGGACCCACCCCGGACTTGATCTGGCCGCCTTCTTCCGCCCATTCCAACGGTCGGTATTTCAAAATGAGATCGCAGAACGCATCGACCCAAATGTCTGATGTGGCCTGCCGGCGCCACACGTCGAGCAAGTACATGTTATTGAGGTGATCGATGCCGACCACGGCATGCACGGTATAGTCGCCGCCGTCCGAAGTCACCGCGTAATCCGATCCGCCGTACACTCTCAAGGTCGAGGGATGCGGCAGGATGTCTCGTGGCTTTAACCATTCCTCTTTGAAGAAATCACCCTCATCGGGGGCCGGGCTTTGCTGGTAGAGCGCGCTCCACACCCGTGGCGGAGTAGTGTCGCGTAGCCCAAGCAGTTGAGCACCATAGCCGTAGTCATCGTCGCACCATAAAGGCTCGTCCACGCGTCGACCCAGAGCATCGTCAGGCTTGGCGAGGGCGGGCAGGGAGAGAACTTCCCAGGGTTCATGATTGAGCACCCTCCCGGCCAGATCATCCTCATGCCAGCGGGTATTATGGCACCAGAGGCCATTGGCGACGAAATTATGGGTGCCATCGATGGAGAGATCGAAAACGTGCTCCATGGCATATGGAGTTACTGATACGACGACATCAGTATCGGCTTCTGACGTATTCGATGGCACGTTCCAGAATTCTGGTATCGCGAGTTCGTCCGGCAATTCGGTTGCAGTCGTTGCATAGCAAGCCGCGAAGCTTGCCTGTTTCGTAATTATGGTCGGGAACGAGGTTTGTGATCCAATGACGCGGCCTGCCGCGACTGCCATCGGTTCTGCAAATGGCGCAGAGGCCATTCTGTTCGGCGAAAAGTCGTTCGAAATCCTGCTGATCAATTCCATAACGCCACTTGCGGCGCCGCTGTAGTCGGTGTTCAGCCGTGACCGAAGGCGAGCGATGGCCGACAGCCCATTTTGATTTATTGTAGTGGCTGTTGCACAAACCCCGACATCTTGCCGGTCTATCGCATCCATCGACGGAACAAGCAATGCCTCGCCATGTGCCGCGGCGAACCGGATGATGTGCATTCCAGGCTTCAAGTTTATGGTCCTGATCCATTGCATTCCGTCCTTTGTCAGAACGAGGAAAGGATGACGGGCATTGGCCCGAACCTTCATTCCCTTTGTTCTGATCAAATACGTTTGATCAAGACCATTATCAATGACGGCACTAACTTTTGCAGCCACGCATTGGCGTCCATCCCAGGACAAGACCCGATCGCCGGGATAGATCACATCCAGCCGCATGGTGCGACCGTCGGCAAGCGAAATTCGCGTGTCGCCCGTCATGCATTGAATCAAAACCTGGCGCGCATTCGGCACCAGCCGCGGACGAAAATCATTCAAATACCACTCCCACAGCCGCTCCCGCACCAGCAGCGAGTCGGCGTCCTGCCTGCTACGGATCGGGTCATCGATCAAGCCATACAAGGCCCGAAAGCCGGCGATGCCGACATTGGCGCCGGCCGCGTAATATTCGCCGCCCGATTCGATCGACCAGCGGTTGGCGGCCTGATTGTCGTCAGAGAGTTTGATGCCCAACGTGAGCGACTGATCGGCGATGATGTTTCTGACACGTCGGCCCCAGCGTTCGGCGAGTTCGGTGGTATGCGACGCCGCGAGGATCAACGCTTTCGGGTCTTGACACAACAACCACGGCGGAAACAGCACCGACGTATAGGTCGATTTCGCCGAACCGGGCGGCCAGAAGATCGCCAGCCGCGGGATTTCACCGCGGGCCACCGCTTCCAGTTTGCGGTTGAGAAGGCGATGGTGTCGTGCCGGTTTGTAACCGTTGAACTCACACCACCGATCCAGCGACGTGCGGACCTGCTTGCGCGCGATGAATTCCTGCGCACAGCTTTCCGCATCGAGCATGTCATTCTTCTTGCTTGAACAACTCAAAATAGGTGTCGTAGCGATCTCTAATCAATTCAACCGCCGTTTCCTTATCGACGCCGGTCTCGGCGCAGAATTCGCAGTAAATCCCGGAAAGCATCGTGATCGCACTGGTCTTGGATACCCGATCCAAGGAGGCGTGGATCACGTCAATGATGCTCAGTTCCTGATCGGTGGCCATACAGGCTCGCTATTCTGACCCGCTCTTCTGGCGTCGGCTTGCGGACATGCCAGCCCCACCAGTGCGACTTGCGATCCGCCAATACGCCGACCTTGCCGCACGGGCAAAACAGATAATCACCGCGATGTGGGCTTTGATCGTCGTGACTGCGGACCTTGGCGATGTACCGTCGGCAGAACGGACAACTCAGATGGTATTCGCTGATATCGTTTTCGAGCATCCGCCTTCGCTCGCTTCGGCGCGACAAGTCCGGAAGAAAGGTCGTCGCCATGGCTGGTGCGGAGGGGACCATGGCGACTTCCTCTGTCGGGCCGTCCAATCTGGGGGCAGAATTGTCCGGCACAGAGAGGCTACGCCGTAATAATTACGCCAGCAAGACACTTGCCGTAATCAAGCGGTGGACAGACCGTGGATAAATGCCAGAAGAACGTTATTTCTTCTTGCTCGGGGTCGGGACCGGGAAAGTTGGGATAACAACCCAGCCTGTGTCAGGGGTCCAGATGGGAATAAATGCCGGGGGCTTCGATGTATCCGGTGGCGTGTCGGGAACGATGGGACCGCCGCCGATCATGGGAGGATAGCCGCCAGGAGCAGATGGATTAAACGGCGGTGTACCAGGCGGAAGGACGATTGGAAACTCTGGCGAACCGCCAGATGGCGGCGCTACGTCTGGCGGAATAATCGGACCACCGCCAACACCGAGGCCGACGATGGTCAAATCGCCTTCCATCGTCGCCGGAACAGCCACACCATCCGGCCCGGTCATGGTTCCATTGATATTGACCTTGATGCTCGCCATAAAATTTCTCCTCTCGCTGAAAAACCTCTAAAACATGATCAGACCTTGAAACAGTAAAACCGGACCTGCTTTTCCCGCTTCGCCACGGTCATGAACTCTTTTCCCGCCGCCTCGCAGGTAAGACGGTTGTTGAACCCCGAGATCGTGGTCATGTTGATGCCGACCAGCAGAACGAGGATAAACATGGCGCTACTCGCTGCTCAGGTTACCGTCACCACCCACGAATAAAGCGTGTTGCCCTGCGCATCGACTACCGTCATCGGCGTCGGCGGAGCGGAATTCCACAGCACCATCTTGTCGGCCGCCTTCTGCATCCGATCCGCGATCAACGCCTGCGGCTGGTTGCTCTGAATCTGGGGAACGTTCACGGTCAAGACCACCTGCATGTCAACCTCCCTTCTATGTTAGGATGACTTCATGACCGAACTCCCGCCCGAGATCATGGCCGCCATCGAGGCCGACGTCGAGCGCTATCGAAAGGTCCGCATCAACGCCGCGCTTAAACGTCAGTCCCCTAAAAACTTACAAAAGCTTGCTAAACGCCACGAGTATGAATGGCTTCGCAGTGGTCGCGACCAGATCGTTGCGTGGTTCGCATCCGGCGAGAGTATCAAGGAGATCAACAGCCGCTTCAAATTCATCGGCAAGAACCGCATCCGGCAGGAAATCGAGAGTTGGCTTCTGGATGCGCTCAACCCCGACGGCTACAAGGAGTGGACCAACGTACCGCGATTTTCCGAGCAAGGATGGCGCGACAAGGTCAATGAACTTCAGCGTCCCTGATTGCGGAAGAACGTGCGCACGCCTTGCTGTTGCTCGTCAGAGTGCTTGCCCTTGTTGAGCCGCTTCGCCAGCTTGTGCATGTGTTCGGAAGGGGAGCCGAGTTTCCCCTGCTTGAGCGCCAACTGAAACAACGCCTGATCGGATGGCACCTTGCCCCTTCGTTTCAGTTCCCGGAGAGCGGCAGTGCGGTCAATTGCGGGCTGTCGCTCAAGCTGGTTCAGCATCTGATCCAGTACCGCATCGACGCCACGCAACTGCGCCCTGATTTCGCGAACCAGCGCCCGCACCTCGTCATCCGACATCATGCTTCGCCATCCGCCATTTCCGACTACGTTCTGTCCCACTCAAAGCCTTCGGCTTCCTCACCTCAAGTTCCGCTTCGAGCAGTACGATACGCGCCTTCAACTGATCTATTTCAGTGACAGCTTCATCAAACGCCTCTTCCATGTCCGCAACGGTAAACGTTTCACCGTCGATCACTGCAACGATTGTCGTTTTAGGTGCAACGTTATCCGTTGCATTCGAAACGGTTTTCGTTTCCCGTGCAACAGGGTTCGTTGCCTTTGCAACGGAATTCGTTCTCTCTTCCCGCAGCGCCCGTAACTGTGCTTCTTTATCCATGGCCCATGAACTTTCTGGAGGTTACGGATTTGTGAGGAAGCGGCAGTCTGACGTTAAAACTGCTGCCGCCCTCAATGCCCCCGAAGTTTTCGGGAGTGGCGGATTTGTAGGGGGTGATTCAAAAATAAGCATGCTTCGCCCCGAGATTTTTCCCCTCCCCGGTGGGCAAGACCATTGAAATCATTGGATAATCTGACGCTCGAGTCCGAGGGTGCAACACGCTAACGTTCGTTGGTGTGTGTCACTTCTCGCCGAGCCGCGTCGCTGATCCGTCAATGATCCCGGCGTCTGCCGGTGAAGCACCCGCCGCGATCGCTTCTAATTGCGCGTCTGTGAGGGTTCGAGGGCTAAGTGCGTGCGTATGTTCGGTATGTCGCACATCGCGCCATTCGTCCGGGCAAGCATTCTTGAGAGCGAACACAGCCGCACTGGTTTCGGCGCCTTTGCGCGATCTCAATAACTTAGCTTCCAAAGCGGTGATCCGAGCAGAGCGCGCGCGGGCAACAGCGTGGCTAAAGTCGCTGTGTGTTCTTACCCATTCATATACCGCATCCCTCGATTGCCGAATATGTCCCGCAAATGCCGTGAGACTGTAGCCTTGGCCCATGTACTCAATCACCGCTTGGCAGAACTCCGGCCGATACTCGCTGGGTCGTCCAAAGGTCTGACCGTTCCGGTAATGCGCCGGAACCGTGGTCTGCTTAAACGGTGCCATTCAACTGCTCTCGCGCTTCGCTGAGGCTAAAGTTCGCTGCCAATAGCTGGAATACCGGGACGCGACCGTACAGTTTCACTAGGACGCGCCAGTCCTCGGGCAATTGCTGCAGCAGGAACGTGTTCATGGCCCTACCGATCCGCCAGTTATCTGGAGCTCTGCGCAGAGTGTCCCGGATCGCCGTAACCATTACGTCGGCTTGCTGAGCCGAAGCGCAGCGAAGGCTAGAGTTATCCACAGGATTTATTTGCATGCGCTTACTCTTTAAGGATTGACACATAGGCTGTAACAGCCTAGATTGATCCTGCGCAATCAAGCGCAAGGGGGAACCAAGATGACCAATATCAAGCCGCACATTAGGGCCGAGGTAGCGCGCATGATCGCCGATCTTGCTGAAAGGCTAGACCATGGCGTGATCACGCAAGGCGAGCGTGACCGCAAAGCCGCGAAGGTGATTCAATGGGCTGAACGCGCCAGCCAGCCTACGCGGTTGCGCAGCAATGGAAGCCTTCCTCGCCGCATTCGCAGGTAATTCTTTCTAACATCGCCTTGCGCCCGGCTCCGAAAGGATACCGGGCTTAGGGCAGTAGAGGCGCTATCCCAGCGCTTCTCTAAGGGGAAACCAAAATGACCGAACAGCAAATCGAAGCCCGCGTGGAACGCATGTTTGACGATCTCGACCATCGTTACATGAACTCGAATTCCATGACCGCGGACGAATACGAACGCCAAGCCAAGTCGATCGACCGCTGGGCCGATGAACAGTACCGCAAGCGTTATCCGCAATGGTGATCGATTTCACGCTATCGCTGACGCTCGCATTCGCCGGCGCCTTCGTTCTCGCAACCATGATCTGACTGAAAGCCCGGTTTCGACCGGGCTTTTTTTAATCCCCAAAATATTTTGCGTAATGATTACGACCGGACTTGACACTAGGCTGCAATTGCCTATATATGATTTGCGCAATCAAGCGCAAAAGGGAAACCAAATGGATCACAATCGAATGGCAGAACTTGCCAGCCTCAAACGCTCGCGCGGCTGGGGCAGGCGAAAGGACGGCATCAATAAAACCGTCAGCACGAAAGCGTTTTACGATAACCAGATGCGCGATTTGTCGCCTTGGCAACGTCTGGTATTCGAAACCACAACACGCTGGAAACAGACCTGCGAGATTTCCAAGGCACATTTTCAAGTCGATTGTCTTACATCACAGGATGGCTTCTATCATGGCGAAGAAATCCCGTTCTAAATGCGCAATATGCGGAGTTGAGGCTAGACTAAATTTCTCGCCCAATTGCCCGCACTCGCCGCCAAGCTACTTTGCTCAATGTGAGGCGGATATCGGCGGACTATTGCGGCTCAAATCAGCCGCACCGATCAAGCCGCGCAAGCCGCAAATCTCTTGCGATATCGGACTATTCTCCGACGAAGCGGATCAGCTTGATTTGGTTTCGTGGTTCACAGAGCAATCGGAAGAATAACCAGCGCAACATCGCTTTATGCCGGGCGCCGAAAGGCTTCCCGGCTTAAGGCAGTAGGAACGGCATTTCGTCGTTTCGATTAAGGGGAAACCAAATGCTTAGCAAAGTGAATGACAGCCCGCGCGTCTATGTCGGCACCTATGCCAAATACAACAACGGCAATCTTTTTGGCGCTTGGCTTGATCTCGACAACTATAGTGACCGCGAAAGCTTCTATGAAGCGTGCAAGGAACTGCACAAGGACGAAGCCGACCTTGAATTGATGTTTCAGGACTTCGAAAATTTCCCGCGCTCGCTTTACAGCGAAAGCAACGTTAGCGACGAATTGATCGAATTTGCGAATCTCGATGACGATGACCGCGAACTGCTCACGGTCTATCAGCAGGGCATCGACGAAACCACAACCATTGAACAGGCTCGCGAGAATTTTCAAGGCAAGTATGACAGCGAAGAAGATTGGGCCGCGCAATTCTTGGAAGATACCGGCTCACTTGCCGAAATCCCGGAAAACCTGCGCAATTATTTCGACTTTCAAGCCTATGCGCGCGATGCTCGTTTAGGCGGTGACGTTACCTTCGTTCGTTATGAAGGCGATGTCTGGGTATTCTGGAATCACTGATGTCTGATTTTGTGATCTGACTGAAAGCCCGGTTTTATGCCGGGCTTTTTCTTTCAGGCTATATTGACCGCTAGGCAATCATTGCCTATGGTGATCTGGTTAATCAAAGGGGAAACCATGTCAAACTATGATGAACGAATAAAACATTTGCATCATAAAATTTCCGAAATGGAACAGCGAACGCGAAGCCTTCAAGACTGGCTTTTTATTCTCGGTGGTGCTGTTGGCGGTCTTGTCCTGAAATCATGGGGATGGCTATGAAACCGGCCATTACCTACATTCGCGTTTCGACGCAGCGCCAAGGCAAATCCGGTCTCAGCTTGGAAGCGCAACGCTCCGCAATCGCGCGTTTCTGCGAAGCGGAAAATTTTCAGATCGGTTGCGAATTTATCGAAGTCGAAACCGGCAAAGGTTCTGACGCTCTGGAACGGCGCCCGCAATTGGCCGCCGCGATGGAAACGGCGCGCAACCTGAAATGCCCGGTCATCGTTGCCAAGCTGGACCGGTTGTCGCGTGACGTGGCGTTCATCGCCGGCTTGATGGCAAAGCGCGTGCCGTTCATCGTGACCGAATTGGGCGCCAACGCCGATCCATTCATGCTGCACATTTACGCCGCGTTGGCGGAACAAGAGCGGCGCATGATCTCGGCTCGCACCAAATCCGCGCTGGCAGCGGCAAAAGCGCGTGGCGTGCAATTGGGTAACGCGGAACAAGCCCGATTGAACGCCAGCACCGCGCAGGCTTTCGCCGAATCGCTTCGCGGCGAAATCATGCCGGTCATCAATCTATCATCGCGGCGGATCGCGGCATTTCTCAATTCGCGCGGCATCAAAACCAGCGAGGGCAAGGCGTGGCAATCCGCCACCGTGTTGCGGCTCATTGCCCGGCTAAAGGAGTCAACGTGAAAAAGAAAACCGACCGGATGAATGGCGCGCAAATGCAAGCCGCGCTGGACAGAATAGGCTTTAGCCAAGTCGGCTTTGCCCGCACCATCGGCAAGGGTGACCGCACCATAAGAGGCTGGATTGCCGGCAATTGGCCGGTGCCGCGTGAAATCGCCATGCTACTCAACTTAATGATTAAGACCAACTCAACCGAAAAGGATTTGCAAGCATGACGACCGGAATCGTAATAATGACCCTGCTCATGATTGCCTGCACCGATGGCTGGCCGGGCTTCGTCGCGGCTTGCGCACTCGGTTATTTTCTGGCGCAACATT